CACCAAAGCCGATTCGCCGATTGTTATTGCAGGATCAAAAATAGTAAAAACATTTCCCAGCGGGCTCGTATTAGTTGCTCTGGAATATGCGGTACGCAAAGGTGAAGAGGCTAGGTACGCATCAATATTTGAGGTCGGTAAACCGTTGATTGGAGAAATCAGCGTTGACAGCCCCTCCATTAGTCCGCTGTATATTTTCCCAGAACCAGAATGGCGCGACAGTGGGGATGGATTCACCCGAATTTTTGTAACGGCGTACGGCAGATCTAGCTTACAGGGGCCGGTTGAAACTAATTACATATTTGGAACCTATCGGCTCACAGACTTGCAATATACAGTATATGGGATTCGAGATTCGTTGAATGGGACATATACAGTCCGCAGGGTGATTCCGAGCTCTGAATCTCCAACATTTTCGCCGCCTCAAATCACCACTCCATTTGTTGCTCCGGCGCCCCTATATTCAACTCCATTTGCCACTGGGTCTAACACTAAATTGCGATTAGCTAGGTTCGGAACCACTATGAATAACTATGGATCATGGAGCGAAATAGTTGATGTTTACATAGCAGACTGCGAGGTTTTCTACAATCCCCTAGCATGATTTTACCAGTAGATTTCGAGGGGCTTGTAAAGACGAGGGGGATCCCTTCCGGCGGCGGGTACCCCTATCAAATAAGGGCCACTGATCTAATGAAAAATTTTGTTCACGCCTCTCTGGAAGCGGACCCCTCCATAATTGAACCTATTATAGGCCAAGGCGGCCATGTTGGCCGGCGATTAAAAATTCCGGCTGCGCCTGGGAGTGGCACTCATGTTCTCGGCGTCGTGGACGGCGTATTGCAATGGATAGCTACAGAGGAGTGCTGACGTATGACACTCGGACGCGGATCAACAGGCTCGATCAAAATCAAGACCGATGACGCAGGCGGAGGACTTCGCGCTGTTGAGTGTGCATGCTGCAATCCTCTCCCATGCAGAGATTGCCCTCCGTTTTTTTCGAATTTGAATTTTTCACTGTCTGGGGATCAGGTGGTAATAGATGAGCAATTTCAATACCCTGCCGCTATTTGCCCTGGCGAGGATTGCAATATCACAGGGTTTCCCGCTGATATAGTTCCTCGCGTGTGCTCTGATAGCTGGGACGCCTATGGGCCGGGCTATATTCTAACCAATTTATACACAATAGCACTCATCAGAGCTTCTGGTGGATTTTACGGTGCTCCATCAGGCGCCCCGTGTTGCTGGGTTTTGAGTTTAGGTGTTTTTGGATATTTTGAATACGACTTTATGGGGATCCCGGATGTATGCCTTGTCTCAGCGAATGATCAGGTTGTAATAACCAACCTTAACCCTGCTGGATCGTATTCTTTCAAACTGTATTCTCAATGTGTCCCGCCGTTTATGGGGCCGCCAAACGAATTTAATTTCACGGTCACGATATCATGAATTACCAGGATTTTTTGAATAAGATGCCGGAAAATTTAAGAGAGAAACACAAGCAACTGCGCTCAGCTCTCAACGCAGGCCGTCTCTTTGTATCCTCTGGGTTTACTGTCACTCCGCCAGAAATCATCGCTGCCCGAGAAGAAATCTGCCGCGCTTGCCCGGAGTGGGATGCCACTGCGCTCAATGAAACCGGCCGCTGTCGGCAATGCGGATGCTCGACCTGGGCGAAACTCAGGATGGCGACCGAATCCTGCCCGCTCGCAAAATGGAGCGCAATTTGACAATTTCCTCAAATTAGAATATGGCACGCGATTTATTTATTGATTTAAGCAGCCTGAGGCTGGCGGTTTCTGAGACGAATTCATCGCCTGTAGGTGCCTTGTCTTTTACAAAGGGAGACAACGGACCATTTAATCTATATTTTTTAGAGGCAACTGGCGTCATCGATCGTCCATATGATATAATCGACAAGAGTGCCGCTAGCGTGAAGCTCGGCATTGGGTCGCGCACAGAATTACCGCAGAGTGGAACGTATACCCTGACATTCGGGGTAGATACCACGAGCGCTATTGATGCAGCAGCCACATCTGGCGCCATACAAACGGCGCTCAACGGACTATCAGCAATTTCCAGCGCTGGAGGTGTGACAGTTTCCGGCAGCCTCGCTGACCATTTCACAGTCAGGTTTAATACCGCCGGCACCCAGAGCGCAATCACTGCAAATGTTTCGCAGTTGATCCCTGACACCTCCGCGATAATTGATGAGAGGATCGCTGGGACAGCGACCGTGAAAGAGATCCAGGAAATTCAACTTCGCCTGTTGCCTGCAGTATATCAGCCAACATGGACGGATTTGGGGACGAGCATTACAGCAACAATAGCAACAACCGTTACGGGCACGGCATCAGCAAATGCAGTGCAGCGACTCTCTTTTACGCGTGCCCCATTTAATGGAACATACAAATTAACATTCCCCTCAACGAGCTTTACGGTTTCAAGCATAGTCACGGACGGAGTATTTTTAACGACAGTAACGCATGGGCTGGCGCTCAGTCAGCCTGTTACGATTACGGGATTTGATACAACCATCACGGGATATTCCAGGGGCACAACATATTTTGTAAAGACAATCCCGCAACCAACTCAATTTACTCTAGCCGCAACTGCCGGGGGCACCCTCATCACAGGATCGGCAACTGCCGCTACTACTGCCGGAACGATCAATACAATAACACGCCAGACGGCACCAATCAACGCTACAGCCAGTTATCTCGATGTCTCTGCGGCGCTAGAATCATTAGACTCGATTGGGACAGGCGGGGTTATCGTTAGCGGATTACAGGGGCAATATTACGACATTGCTTTCTCTGGAAACAAAGGCTACGCCGAGCAGCCGCTCTTGACTGTTCAGAATGGAACAACAGCCAAGCCGGGCAAAACAGCTGATATCAATTTTGCAACATACTCTCTCAGAGATCTAATTTCCGATCAGACATCTGTTAATTTAGACCTCGAGATTGAATTGACTGAGTCCGGGGCGCGATCAACGGTTGTGCTAGCGAGGTGCACTGTCAATGAGGATTTGATATGAGCGATCAGCCAGTATCTATTGGACTATTAGGGACGGCGACTAGCGCCCTATCATTGCTGATCTCGTTTTTGCCTCATATTACAGTTACCCTGCAATTCGCGACCGCATGCGTGGGATTAGTGGTTGCAATTATCACCGCGATTTACATGTCGCGAAAGTTGAAAACACAATCTGATGAAAAAAATAATTGACACAGCACTAGACCAACTTGGGCAAAATTCCACATGGCGGGGATTGCTCCTTATTGCTGGCTCTCTCGGCTGGCAACTGTCGCCTCAGCATAACGAGGCAATCATTGCTGCTGCATTAGGCCTCGTGGGGTTAATAAATCTGCTCAGAAAGGGCAAATGATATATCGGGACCTTGCCAGCGCATTGCTCGCGTCGGCGATTTTTTGTTTCATCCTCATTTTTATGGTGGGATGTGAAACTCTGAGACTCGGCATCTCTACAGATTACGGGACGTTCTCTTATGAGCTCCCGCGCCCAGAAAGCTCAAAATGATCCTGGGGTTTATCCGGCAAATTTTCGGAGTGAATACACTGCCAGAATTTGCAATGGATAATGGGCCGCATGTAGTATACCGAGATCCTAGGCAAAATATGCTATATGTGGAATCACGGAAAAACACTCCCAACATTACGGCGAAAAAGAAAATATGCCCGACGCATATTTTGCTCCATCACACTAGCGGCAGATATGACGGATCTGTTTCATGGTGCATGTCACCTGAGAGTCGTGTTTCTTATCATTGCATCATCAGCAATCTAGGGAAGCGCACTGTGCTCGCAGACCCAACCCAGCGCGCTTGGCATGCAGGGATCAGTGAATGGCAGGGGCGCAAAAACTGCAACGATTATTGCGTTGGCGCAGCATTTGAGATGGACACATACACGACCCCGCCTAGCGAGGATGCTGTCATGAGTATGGTGGAATATCTGATCCCTATAATTAACGAATACAATATCCCTGTCACCAATATCATTCGGCACGCAGACGTGTCGCCTGGCAGGAAAAACGACTGCTCACCTCAGGCGTTGGCAGCGATTCGTGCGATTGTTTCCAAAATTATGAAATAATGAATACGCCGGAAAATCGTGAATCCGCAATGGAGAGAGCGAGAGATCTGCTAGCCGATTTTTTTGATGCTGGCGTCGTCATTATGACTTGGGAGGAGCAGGGGAAAACTTACGAAATGCACCTCACAATCGGGAATGATTATGCCTGCGAGAGCATAGCTAGGCGGGCTGAGGAAATCATTTATGACGACAGCGAAATAGAGTCCACGGATTTATGAGCCAATTACGCGGCTGGAAAAAATGGATGGCAGTCTCATGCTCGCATGGCGATTTCATCGATCCAGAGGCGCGCAATGCAGTGCTAAAATTTCGAGAATCATTCAAGCCCGATACTGTTTTGCATTTAGGAGATTTTATCGACGCCGCTGCCTGCCGGTCTGGAGCGATGACGGATCCTAATTCAAAAGATCGGGCGGCCTCAGTAGCTGAGGATTTGGCGGAGGGTGTAAATTTTCTACACGAGCTTCGGCCGAATCACATCTTGTACGGGAATCACGAGGCCCGCCTATTTCAATTAGCCGGCGGACCAAATGCACTTGCCAGCCACGCTGCCGCACTTGTTATTGACGAGATCGAGAAGGCCGCGAGGAGGCTCAGAGCCCGCCTATACCCTTATGATATTCGATCATTTGTTGAGATTGGCGGAACGAAATTCCTGCACGGTTATATGTTCAATGTTCAGGCAATTCGCGATCATGCGGAGACATTCGGGAAATGCGTGATTGGCCATTTGCATAGGGTTGGACAAGAGCGCGCACGAACGATTGGAGCAGCGAGCGGATATTGCGTCGGCATGCTCGCGCGTTTTGATATGGCGTATGCTGCAACTCGACGGGCGACGCTCGCCTGGTCTCAGGGGTTCGGATACGGCTATTACAGAGACAATAAAATGACAGTAAATCTATGCGAACGAATAAACGGAAATCCGTGGATATTGCCATAGCCAATGCCTGGCAGAGAGTATTTGACGAGGCTGTGATTGATGATTTGGAGGCCTTAGAAAATCAAGGGTGGATGACGATTCAAACATTCTCAGAAAAAACTGGGATAGGCGCTAGCGGCGCCGCTAAAGCTCTCGAGAGAATTGTTGCTGCAAATCGTATGGATTCAAAAAAAATACGCTGTCGGCATGCTGGGAGCATTCGAGTAAAGACCGTATATCGCCCGCGCGTCTAGCATTCATGCGGTGCGGCGGGCTGCTCGCCAGTGTAAATAAAAATCTTTCGTTGGAATCGATTTTTTTTTAATTTTTTTTTATTTACATTTATTCAGGAAATTTTAATTTCTACATGCAATCGGAATGCTGATTGCAAAACAAAAATATAAAAAAATGAAGCTATACTTCTGCGCGGCTACAAATTTTATCGGTATTTTTTCCGATTATGTATGGGCTGATAATCGCGACGAAGCCGTTGCGAAATTCCGCGAAGCGCACGGAGTAACACCACACAACATTAAACTTATAAAAAAATGACACAACTGGAATTCATCATTACTTATTCAGTCAGCGGCGCTGCCATGTTCATTGCTGGCTACATATACGGCCATCAGCGTGCGCAGACTGAAGCTGACAAAATTCGCCGCTGGTGGTTTAACCGTCAAAACAAACAATGAACATCACAACGGATTTTGCAAGAGAGGTGGCCTGTGCAATTATTCGCCAGGCTCACGCCGATGCAACATGCACAAAACAATTCCAAACCAAGCAATGCCAGGAAGAGCAAGAGCGTAATAGGGATTGCGCTATTAGGTTTTTCAGAGGAGCATGGTATAAACATATTTGCGAGGCATTAGATTTGCCAGCTTGCTCTATCAAAAGAAACGCGTTTAAGTAAACCCAAAAATGGCTGATACGATTCTCGCGATTGACCCAGGCACGACTCACAGCGCATTTGTGCAATATCGCTTAGGCGAGATCCTCGACCACGGATGGGTTTCAAATACTGAGATGCGGCAAGTACTCATTGGGCGCGAATATGACTTGGTAGCCATTGAAATGATAGCTAGCTACGGAATGGCCGTGGGGGCTTCGACATTCCAGACCTGCCTATGGGTCGGTCGGTTTACGGAGGTGGCTCGAATGGAGCCTGTTCTCTGCTACCGAAAAGACATTAAGCTTTTTCTTTGCGGGACGATGCGAGCTAAGGACGCGAACATTCGCCAAGCCTTGCTTGATCTCATCGGGCCGCAGGGAACAAAGGCCCGACCTGGGCCAACGTATGGCATCAAATCCCATTCATGGGCGGCACTGGCAGTGGCCGTTTACGCTGCCGAAAAATAAAAAAAATGAAAATAACAAAAGGAAAACAAACACGACCACAACGCATCGTCATTTACGGAGTTGAGAGTGTCGGCAAAACGACCTTCGCAGCGCAATTCCCGACTCCATTGTTCCTCGACATCGAGGGCGGCACAGCACACCTGGACACGGATCGCGTGGAGATCAATTCGTGGGCAGAGCTGAACGGCGCAATCAAGGAAGTAGTAAATACTGACTACCAGACCGTGATCATCGACTCGGCAGACTGGGCGGAGCGCCTATGTGTTGAAGACCTTCTCGCGAGCACAAAGAAAACAAGCATCGAAGACTTCGGATACGGCAAGGGTTGGGTTCAGGTCGCCGAGCGCATGAGCCGACTCCTGACGGCGCTGGATTCGCTAATCGCAGTTGGCAAACATGTTGTTCTGCTCGCACACAGCAAGGTTCAGCGGGTTGAGCCGCCCGATTTAATGGCGGCCTACGACCGATACGAGTTAAAAATGAGCAAGCAGAGCTCTCCGCTCGTGAAGGAATGGGCTGATGAGCTGTGGTTTTTCCGGTTCAAGACGAAAGTCATTGAGTCAGAGAACGGCAAAGC